CTTTGCGGGCTGGTCGAGACCATCGAATCTGGTCGTTCGATTTGTCTGCTGCAACTGATAGGATTCCCGTTCTGTTACAAGAGGTATTACTAGGGATTTTCATTACCCCGGAGTTCGCGCGCTATTGGCGGGCCATCCTGTGCGATAGGGAGTACCGAGCACCAACTGAACTGGTAAAACAGGAAGGTTGGAAAAAGGGCCCTAACGGGCTCAAGCTTAGTAGATCTCTAAAGTATGCGGTTGGTCAGCCGATGGGAGCGTATAGCTCTTGGGCGATGTTGGCTCTAGTCCATCATATGATGGTGCAGTACGCCGCTTGGAAAGCGGGATGCAGAGGTTGGTTCGAGAAATATGCGGTTCTGGGCGATGACCTTGTGATCGGAGATCACTTGGTTGCCAAACAGTACGTGGAGCTCTGTCGTATAATTGGTGTGGAGATTAATCTGGCGAAATCTATCGTCAGTGATAATCTTTCACTCGAGTTCGCCAAGCGGTTCTTCTATAAGGGACAGGAGGTAACTCCTGTTCCTCTATTAGGACTTGCTGTGGGTTGGCTCGGCGTGCGAGATATTGCTGAGATAGGCCGGCAGGTTAAAGACCGAACAGGTCGTACTCCCACCCATTATATGATTGGGCGGTTCGTAAACCTTGGCCTGAAAGCATGCTCAGGATTAGCTGAAAAGCTGATCTTTAGTATGGGACGTAAGGCTAAGTCGATCGTATTACTTCTAGCTCGCCCGGGTTCTATTTATGGGGTTTCCTCGCTCCTGGAGTGGTATACCTTAACCCGCGCAAGCGGGAAGAGGTTGTCCACCGAGGGAGCGTGGGAAGCGATCGCCGGGGCCGTGCACCACCGGATTTCCCATTTCAAGTCATTAAATCTTAGGCGGCGCCTTTTCAAAGCTTTAGTTAGCTTTGATATCTCACGATATATGAAAGGCGTCTTCCCTGATCGAATGGCTTGGTTTGGTATAGCCGGATGGTGGCAGGACTCCGTGATCGTGCCTTACAAGGCTCCCATGCTTAAGAAGCTGGACGAGATAGATGTAATGATTTCCGAAGTCAACCAGACTATAACGCGTAAGGATGAGACTTCTCTCCTCACTCTGTTACAGGCTATGGAAGACCTGGAAGAGCAGATTTCGTTGGTGCCCTCGGAGGTCCTGTTCGAAAGAACGGATCAGGAGGTTGCCGGGCGGAAGCCCGACAAGTTCCCTCGTCGAGTGCGCGGATGGACTAAGCTAATTCGGAAATTCCGTAGAGCTCATCAGGATGCACAGCACAAGTAGAGATATACGCTAAAGTATATCGTTAGGTAAGCAATTCGGACTTGATAACTCAACGTGAGTTGAGCAATGGTGAACCTGGCGAAAGCTAGGGGAGCTTCCGAGCCTGATCGACGGTATCTTGAAAGGGCTGTTGCACCCTGGATGAGTGCGTTCTAGCTTATATGCCCTCTCACTAGGGGCTAGCAGATTGGAAACCTGGTAGTCCTAATGAAATGACCCGACTCCCTCTACTGTCCATAACCCGCCCCCAGGGGGGAGGATAAGTACGGAACAAGTATTCGAAAGCAGCTTAAGCTGAACGGGCCCGCAACACCAAGCCAATTGAGGCCTAACCGAAGTGTTTCTTCGGGGGGGGGCGGTCAACCCG